TCACCCACGATTAACCAACAGCCAGACCAGCAGACACGCCACCACCGGCACAGCAAAATCCATCAGGCTTGCCACATCCCAAGCTCGCGGATCAAAACCGCCCCACCACGGCATATTCATTCGCTTGCCATGCCCGAACATTTCAATCCAGCGATATTCTGCCTGGGTATGTTCACGCGCAATGAAGAACGTACAACCGGCTATCGCTCCGTAAGCCCAGTTTCCGGTAAAAAGACCAACCAGTACCTGCGCAGCCACAGCACAAAGTGCATGAAGGAAAGGTGTTATATCCATTACGCCTCCTTTATCCGATATCGCTTCGGGAAACGGATAACAACTTTAATTCTGACTCAAGTTCATCAACTCTTTCAGTCAGCTTCTGGATATGGTGAATCAGTGGAACAACCAGACGTTCGTACATTACACCTTCGGCAACAAGGCCATTGCTGGAAATGGTTTCCGGTGCATCATCTTCGTTGGCTGGTCGCCAGTGAACAAACTGAGGGGCAATTTCTCCTACTTCCTCGGCAATCAATCCATAGAATCCCCAATCGCGCCTGTCATTTTCGCATTGCGACCTGTACCACACAGGGCGCATCCTGAAAATGAGATCGGCGTGCTCCGAATCTATCGTCTCTACTGAATGTTTATAGCGGATAGACGATGTGGACCGCAGTACAGACGAAATTGCGGGGTCAGGATTAAGATAAAGGTTTGCCGCCGCTGTAGTCGTGCCCAATCCCCACAAATAAAACGCTTCACGACCAGTCAGCGGGTAAAAATCTCCGCCATAACGACCACTTTCCAGATCGTTCACTTCCACTTTGTTTTTCAGCTTATTATCCACTTCTGTTTTTGTGTATCTGGTACTGATATCCTGCTTTGCACTGTCCATATCTGTCTGAAGCGTTGATACTTTTACGTTAATTGAGGAAATATCTTCCTTTGCCTTACTGACATCTCCCTTTAGCGTTTTGATGTCATCAGGAATTACTGTCGATGTAGCCATTTTTCTTCCTCACATCCAGCTACGGAGTTGATGCTCAACAGCAACCGCGTGTTCATCGAATAATGACGATATTTGCGAATCATTAATGATGCGCACATTTACAAAATATCCGTCCTCCTTAACACATACCGGCTCGCCATCTTCAGTAAGTTCTCCGGTTTCTTTGTACACATTACCTATCACGTCAATAAGAATATCATCCTGCATCGACTCGTCATCATAATAGCCAATGCTCTCCATAAAGGCCGAAAAGTCGGCCCTGTCTGCAAATTTGAGTGTTAAATCTTTCATTTAATACTCTCCCCCATTTGCGCATCAGTTAATACTTTATGCCAGAGACGAAGATTTCTCAAATGGCCGAATAGATGACGAGTTCCCGATGTGGCTTGACCTCCAATTCGAATAAAGGTCCGTGTTTTTACGCCCGTCCACTCCGTTTTCATAGTTTTAGTAGCCTCACCGTTAGAAACTACTCGTTTAGTACCATCAGAATAAATATTAAAACCACCAATGAATTTTCGAACATCAGTTCGACCAGCAAACACACTAGAAACGTAAGTACTTGTCGACGCTTTATAAGTTTGCATATAAAGCTGACCGTAATATTTCTCAGTTGTGTTAAAAGCGTATGTAATTGACTCAATAGGTGGCACACCAGAAAAATCAAAAATACGCGGTGCTACATTAGGAGGAATATCGCCCCAATTTCTATTAACCTCGACAAGACACGTAAGCGGTCTATTATAGATATTATTTTCAGTTGGGATCGTCACCATATCACTGGAGCGGGTTGCGGGTGCAGTTGTCGTAATAACAAAAGATGAAGCACATCCGCCGTTTTCAAATTGTGGTGTTGCAAGGTAAATATAATCTCCCGCTTCAGTTATACCACCTTTTTTCGGCGCATACTGAATCATTGCGCCAATTAAGGTTTCACCTTCAACAGCTTCTATAGTTGCCTCATAGAAAATCCACCCTGTAACCGGATCTTTAGTTGCAGTAGCTGCTATTCTATTGGCTGCTCCGCCAGTTTTTTCTATTATCAGAGTTCCGAAAGTTAAATAAGCATCTCCTAAAAATGTATAAACCGACCCATCGTATTTTTCAAAACGCAAACGACAACGAAGACCATCAGGAGCTTTAACCCTGCATGAAACAGTGCAATACTTATTATCGCCACTAACATCAATCCCCCGGGATGCACTGCATGTATGCAGACTAAGTGCAGATGATTGTCCTGTCATATTATCTTTTGTTCGCATTTTGGCATATGAAAAACCAAATTCATCAACACCATTATTAGTTTTATCGATATTGCTGGTACTCGTCCATTCAGCGGGAGTATTGGATTTAACAAAATAGTTAGTGCGCTGTCCTTCAATCAATAAACCTTCTTTTTCAAATCGTGGTTCATCAATTTTAGCAACACTAAATACGCCTGATTTATTGATATATGTGGCAGTTGATGCGCGTTTAAACTTAACAACCTTGTCGCCAGGCATCGTTATTTCATCATCACCAATAACAATTTTTTTATATGACGGCGAAAAGCCCGTAATCATATCCAGTGAATCGTTAAACGGTATCCACACATCAGGCAACGGCTGTAAGACATATTTATACGGCTCTGCTGCCTGGCTTGCATACTCTCTGGCTGCGTCTTCACTTGCTTTAGCTGCTGTCTGGCTTGCTGCCGATGCTTTCGCCGAGTTCGCCGCTGCAGTCTCGCTTGTCTTTGCATTGGTTTCACTGGTTTTTGCTGCTGTTTGACTGTTGGCTGATGCAGTGGCAGAAGCAGCCGCCGCGCTTGCAGAACCAGCTGCAGCACTCTCGCTTTGGGCTGCTGCATCCTGACTGTTTTTCGCCGCAGTTTCGCTGGTTTTGGCATTCGTTTCGCTGGTCTTCGCTGCCGTCTGGCTGGACTTTGCGTTAGTTTCACTCGTCTTCGCAGCTTTCTGGCTGTTAGCCGCAGCAGTTGCTGATCCAGCTGCTGAAGTCGCAGAACCGGCTGCCGCGCTCTCGCTTTGGGCTGCTGCAACCTGGCTGTTTTTTGCCGCAGTTTCACTGGCTTTGGCATTCGTTTCGCTGGTCTTCGCTGCCGTCTGGCTGGACTTTGCGTTGGTTTCGCTCGTCTTTGCGGCTGTCTCGCTATTTTTCGCGTTGGTTTCTGATTTTTTGGCTGCTGTCGCGGAGTTTTCTGATGCAGTCTGTGAGGTCGCTGCCGCCTGTGCACTATTAGCTGCATTCGTTTCTGAGGTTTTCGCCGCGTTCTTCGATGATGCCGCTGCAGTTTCGGATTTCTTTGCCGCCGCTGCGCTCTGAGAGGCGGCTTCGGCGTTGCGTGCCGCTTCTTCCACCATTTCCTCAAAACGACGCAATGCCTCCGGCATGACATCATCTTCCGTCATGGCACCGAGAAAATCATTCAGCGTACCTGGTCTGGAACCTTCATAGACGGTAATGGTTCCGGCATGTGAAGGCGGAAAACCTTCAACAAGCAGGATAACGCTGTACTGGCCATACTCAACATCCATGCTGTAACGCCCGGCTTCATCCGGATTTTCAGAGGCCACCGTGTTCACCAGTACCGTGGTGCTGTTACGCTTTGCCTTCAGTTGAATAGTGCAGTTCTGTATTGGTTTTCCCGCACCATCTTTCAGCACACCTGAGATTTTTACTGCTGCCATATCCACTCCACAAAAAAGCCCGCCTGAACCGGCGGGCTGTCATAACACTGTGTTACCTGGCTAATCAGAACTTATAACCGACACCCACGATGAAACCGTCAGTGCGCCAGTCGCCACTGCCGGAGCCTTCATAAGCAATATCAATGGCCACGGATTCGGTCGGGTTAAACTGCACGCCAGCTCCCCACGCCAGAGACGTGTTGCTGTGGCGATCGTCATCACTTCCGGTCAGCACATTGATTAGACTTGAGATAAATGACAGGGAATAAGTGAGATATTTATGGGAAGAACTGGGTCAAAATGGGAAGAGACCAGGAGGAATATGCAATAACCTTACAGTATGTGAAAATCAGACCGGCCCGAAAAAAACAGAACTCGCTCCAGCCTGATTGCAGATATTACTCTTTTTTCTCCGTATCTACATCGGGTTCATCAGCAAATAGCTTGCCCTGCATCCGATCCAGTTCTTCTTTTCTTACCCGCTTAACCACGCTGTAGACCCACTGAAGCGAAACACCAAATTTGCGGGCCAGTTCATGGTGGTTACGTCCGTTAAACTCCCTGAAGATTTCCCGGTCGCGCTGACTGACCTTCCATACCATGCCCATCGGGAAATAAACGTTTTGCCCGCCCCAGACCTGCATCATGCGGTTCGCGACGGCCTGACCAATCTGGTCGGCAATTGCGGGCTCAATATCAATAATCTCGCGAACGGTCTCAGAGGTATGCTGTGCCAGTTCCACCAGGAGTTCCGGCCCTTTACTTCGAAACTGATTCAGGTCGCTCATGTTTTACTCCCGCAGCTCTGTGCTGCCACTTCTTCAGTTTCTCAATAACACTGCTTGCCTGTTCAGTATTGAGCCAGCGCAGGGCGCTGATGCCCGTTTCCCGCTTGATCCACCGCGCTAATGCATTTTCTGAACGGTCACGAACAATGCCGGCAGCAGCCATTTCAAGCCATAGCGCACGGATTTTCCTGGACTGCGGATGGTTATCCAGCGGTAAACCGGAGCTGGCTTTTCCGGCAGGCTTAACGCGAAAGCCTTTCCTTTTCATGGATTCCAGCACGCAGTTTAGTTGTGTGGTATCCATTCCTTTGGTTGAGGCTTTACCGGTCAGCCCCTGTAACATCTGGCGGTAGGTGTCTTCATCCATACCCAGTTCATTACGGGCAATATGAATGAGCTGGATAAGACGTTGTTTAGTCATCATCGTTGCTCCTTTTACCTGCGCCACCGATATAATCGACATATAAAGGAAGCGCCACAGGCCAGCACAGGAACATCACCGACCAGCTAATCCAGTAGCCGGCACCACTGTAACGTGAATAAAACCCTGAACGGCGGTGCAGTTCAGCAGTACACCAACCGACAAAACAATACCAGAACAGGGCACATACAACAGATTCAGCCGTCATTCTGAATATCCCCCCAACTGATATGAATATTACGGGCAGCAATGACAGGGTCGTTATTCCACCATGCACCTGACATGTATTTTTCAACCTGTTCGCGTCCGGCAATAACACCAATTGTGTGTAGTGGCACAGTAAATTTGGCCACCTGATTAAAGGTGATATTCTCACCTCAACACAAAACAGGTGACTTAATGAACAAGAAAACCAAACGTACTTTCACCCCTGAGTTCAGGCTGGAATGTGCACAGCTGATTGTTGATAAGGGCTATTCGTATCGACAAGCCAGTGAGGCGATGAATGTCGGTTCTACCACGCTTGAGAGCTGGGTACGTCAGCTCAGGCGAGAGCGCCAAGGTATTGCGCCCTCTGCAACACCCATTACCCCTGAACAGCAACGTATTCGCGAGCTGGAAAAGCAGGTTCGCCGACTGGAGGAACAAAATACGATATTAAAAAAGGCTACCGCGCTCTTGATGTCCGACTCACTGAACGGTTTACGATAG